TAGGCCCTATTGTTAAGCAATATTATCCTGATATTCGTAAAATTTTAGGCACTGCTCAGTTATCTACTATTGATAATAAACTAGTTTTAGACAAGTCAATACTTGTATCGAATGGTTATACTGAGCAAGTTATAAACGAGCTTAAAACCGGTAAAAACTGGAAAACTATTCGCCAAATAATTGCTGATTCTAATATTAATGATTACGATGAATTATTTAAAGCACTTTATGAGAACTCTTCAGTATATGCTGGAGGGCAGGAAGGTATGATAGCAATCATTATTGAAGAATATCAATACCATTCTAATTTTAGAATTGATAAAGAAATTAATATCATGGCTTGCATAGCCAAAATTATCCAAATACTATGAATAAAGATATAATCTCAGTAGGAGATAAACTTTACCGTGTTCATAGAATTCTTAGAGATGATTCTAAATGGGATTTAGAAATCCTTAGAGCACTCTGGATGTGTAGTAATACCTTTAAAAAAGATGGTATGATCTATTTTGTAAGGGAAATACCTGAAGCAGAATATGAAGCAATTTCTTAAATATACTGTAGTTTGGATTAGCCAAAATCTTTCCATACCTTTCTGGATGGTAGGACACGTACATTTAAGTACAAATGTTTATCAAGACTTACATGAAATAATCGCTAGTGTAGGTATGAATATAATTGTAGCGATTGGTTTTATAATAGATTATCATGAATCAAAATCAAGATCTTAAACTCAATATTGATCTCAAAAACACAGAAAAAGTAGAAACCCCAGATGGTAACTACGTAGTTGCCGAAGGTCTTATCTTGCGTAAAGCATCACGCTTTGCAGTAGGTACTGCACAAGATGCACTTATCCCAATCCCAGTGTTTTACGATGTTAAAACAGGTGCTATCTTGAAGGAAACACTTCCTAAGGAACTTCAAGACGAATATGACACTATTTGATTGGCTGGAAGAAATAACAGTTAAAAAGACTCCTCCCGGTAATTTCACGGAAGAGTCATGGGATTCATTCAACTCTTATATGGTTCATAGATATTTATCGATGGATATAAATTACATAGAACTTGTAAATTATGTTCAAAAGATAAACCCACAGAGTAAGAAACAGATTTATACCATTTATAGAGAAATGATCCCAAAGAAAAAGATTTGGTTAAAATATACCAAATCAAGTAAAAAACAAAGACCACAAAGTATAGCAGAATACGTAGCAAAATATTATGAATGTAGTTTAGGTGAAGCCGATCACTATATTGATATAATTCGAGAACCTGGTGTTCGAAGTATTTTGTGGCAAATGGGAATCGATCAAAAAGAACAAGATAAATTAGTTAAAACTCTATAAAATGGAAGAAAAAGTAGGTTACGGAAACAATAAAGCAGTTGCCGATTTTGAAAAAACATACCCTGAACTAGCAGCTGAATTTGCTGTAATTCAAAAAGAACAATACGAATTGTTCGCAGCCAAAATGATGGACTATGGTTTGGGTAATATTGCTCTAGGTTCAACACTCGAAGATCAAGACGATATTAACCTTTCAATCACAGGTATCTGGCTTCGTTGTAATGATAAAATCAATCGCCTTAAAAATATCTTAAAACGTAATGGTAAAAATTACGTAGCTGGGGAAGCGGCAATCGATAGTTTTATTGACATCTCAAACTACGGAATTATTGCCCAGCTAGTAATGAGAGGTAAATGGAAATAAAACCTAAATTTAGTTTTGTTATACCTTGCTGGGAGCAGACACACTTATTAAAATGTCTGCTTCAAAGCATCGTATGTCAAACTTATGATAATTGGGAAGTTATTTTAATTCATGATGGGATTAATTTATCCCATAAACTTGAACTTAAAGAATATTTAACTGATCCTAGATTTGTTTATACCTCAACTCCTAAAAGATATGGATTTTGGGGTCATAAAGGTAGATCATTAGGAACTAGTTTTAGTTCTGGAGATTGGGTTATCCACTCTAATGACGACAATTATTTTATTCCTATCTTATTAGAAGAAATTGTAGGTGCTATAAATTCAAATCCTGAAGCAAATTTTATTTATTGGGATATGGTTTTAGGTAAATATAAAAATGAACATAGCCACAATAAAAAAGACTATGGTCACTTTACTCCTAAAATCCAACATAGTTATATAGATTGGGGACAATTTACTACTAAAAAATCAGTTATATCTAAATACCCTATTCAATACGAAGAGGCAGCCGCTGATGGAACTCTAGTAGAAAATATGAAACACGAATTAATTCCTGTTTATATTGATAAGGTAATGTTTATCCACAACTAATGGCTAAAAAGAAAATCCCCTCTATAATTAAAGAGGTACAACAATTCACGCCCCCAGACGTTGACCATAGATATCAGAGAATGATATCATTTAGTCAATTCTCGATGTTTGAGAGCTGCCCACACAAGTGGGCGCTCCAATATCGAGACGGGCATTATACGTCGGAAGTATCGATTCATATGACGTTCGGTACGGCAATCCACGCTGTGTTACAAGACTATCTGACCGCGTTTTATAACGTAAGTAAAACAGCAGCTGACCAAATTGATTTAGAGGGTCAATTCGAAGAAAAATTAAGAGAAGGCTATAGAGCAGATTACGAACGTAATAAAAAAGAACATTTCTCATCCCCAGAACAACTTAGAGAGTTTTATGAGGATGGGTTAGGTATTCTTTCTTGGTTTAAGAAAAATAAAGGTAAATATTTTAGTAAACGAGGTTGGTGGTTAGTAGGTATTGAGGTACCTATTACTCTCCAGCCTAATCCTGTTTATAAAAACCTATACTATAAAGGATTCCTTGACGTTGTTTTATATAATGAAACACTAAACAAGGTTAAAATTATAGATATAAAAACTTCAACTCGTGGTTGGAGAGATAAAGAAAAAACTGATGAAATTAAAAACATGCAGTTAATTCTTTACAAAAAGTTCTTTAGTGAACAATTTGGGTTCCCTGTAGATAATATCGATATCGAATACTTTATCGTTAAAAGAAAACTACACGGTAATCCTGATTTTCCTGATCCTAGAGTACAAATTCATGTACCTGCTTCTGGAAAAATCAAAATCAATAAAGCTACTAAATTATTTCAGGAGTTTATTGAAATGGCTTTTAACAAGGATGGTTCCTACAATACCGGACCTCAATTGAAAAATCCATCAAAATATAATTGCACATACTGTCCTTTTAAAGACAATAAAGATTTGTGTAATAGAGGATTACTTTAAAGAATCCCAATATATTTATATATGTTATATTAATTAAAAACAATGTTATGAGTAAAAAGGACATGACACTTACGAGTGTAAAAATCCAAAGTGACTTATTTGACGAGTTTAAAGTATCTTGTGTTAGACACAAATTCTCGTTCCAAAAACTTGCCGATCGAGCAATTCATTTGTACCTTACAGATGAAACGTTTAGAAAACAAATTCATAGTCACAACGATTTAGATATTCAATAATTTATGAAAGAAGGTTATTTACCAAAAGATCAAAGGAAAAAAATTCTTTTGATGTGCGATGATATTAGAATGCCCTCAGGCATCGGAACAGTAGGTAAAGAGTTAATTATAGGAACAGCCCACCGTTATAATTGGGTAAATGTTGGAGGTGCTATTAAACACCCTGATGCTGGTAAAAGATTAGATTTGAGTCAAGATACCAATCAAAATGCTGGTATTGAAGACTCAAACGTATTCCTTTATCCAGTAAATGGTTATGGTGATGCTGCTCTTTTGAGAAATCTTATCAACATTGAAAAACCAGATGCTATTTTCTTAATTACAGATCCTCGCTACTGGGCTTGGTTATTTGCTATTGAGAATGAAATTCGTAAAGATATTCCTATCGCTTATCTGAACATTTGGGATGATTACCCAGCACCAATGTACAACCAGGCATTTTATGAATCTTGCGATGCACTGTTTGGTATCTCAAAACAAACTGTCAACATCAATAAACTTGTTTTAGGTGATAAAGCTACAAATAAAGTTATTAAGTATGTTCCTCACGGTTTGAATCCTAAAGTATTTTATCCTATTGAAAACCCAGGTAAAGATAAAGAATTCCAAGAATTTAAAAAACAAATATTTAAAGGAAAAGAATACGAATTTGTAGCATTTTTTAATTCTAGAAATATTCGCCGTAAACAAGTACCTGATACTATTTTAGCATTTAGACAATTTGTAGATCAGTTAACTCCTGCTCAAAGAGAAAAAACAGCACTCCTTTTACATACTGAACCTATTTCAGAACACGGAACTGATCTTTTAGCTGTAATTGAAACACTTTGTCCTGACTACTGTAATGTTATCTTTACAGAGGGTAGATATAATTCAAAACAAATGAATTATCTTTACAATATGACAGATGTTCAAATTCTACTTACTTCAAACGAAGGTTGGGGCTTATCACTTACTGAAGCAATGCTTGTAGGTAATCCTATTATTGCTAACGTAACAGGTGGAATGCAAGATCAAATGCGTTTTGAATTTGAAGATGGTACTTGGATTGATTTTGATGCCGACTTCCCTTCAAATCACAGAGGTACTTACAAAAAGCATGGTAAATGGGCATTCCCGGTTTATCCAACTAATATTTCAATTGTAGGTTCTCCCCCAACACCTTATATCTTTGATGATCGTTGTAGTTGGGAAGATGCAACTCAACGTTTAATGGAAGTTTATAATCTATCTTCTGAAGAACGTAAAGCTAGAGGTGCAGCTGGTAGAGAATGGGCTATAGGAAATGAAGCCGGATTCACCCAAGAACACCAAGCTCTTCGAGTTATTGAAGGTATGGATGAGTTGTTTTCAACTTGGACTCCTAGAGAAAAATTTGAATTTATTAATACCACAAGTTACAAGAAACCAGTTTTAAATCACAAATTAGTTTATTAATGAAAAATACGTTTTTTATAAGCGCTCCCTTTGACACCTATTCAGGATATGGAGCCCGTTCTAGAGATTTAATTAAAGCAATTATAGAACTGGATAGATATGATGTCAAGTTAATCTCACAACGTTGGGGAAATACTCCCTGGGGTTTTATTACCAAAAACCCAGAGTGGAATTTTTTAACCAATTATCTATATGATAAGCCCCAGCTCACAGAACAACCTGATATTTGGATGCAGATTACTGTACCTAATGAATTCCAGCCTATTGGTAAATACAATATTGGAGTAACTGCAGGTATGGAAACTACTTTAGTAGATGGTAGTTGGGTTGAAGGAGTAAACCGAATGAATGTAACTTGGGTTTCTTCTGAACATTCTAAGAAAACATTCCTAGATTCTACTTATGAAAAGAAAACCCAACAAGGTCAGTCTTTAGGTGAAATTAAAGTAGAAAAACCTATTGAAGTATTGTTTGAAGGAGCAAATACAGACATTTATAAAGTAATTGATTTGCTTCCTAAGAACGAATTGAGCAATACATTAGATTCTATTTCTGAATCATTTGCTTACTTGTTTGTAGGACATTGGTTGCAGGGTGATTTAGGTGAAGATAGAAAGAATGTAGGTTTGTTAATTAAAGCTTTCTTTGAAGTATTTAAAAACAAAACTAAAAAACCTGCACTTATTTTAAAGACAAGTGGAGCAGGTGCTTCATATATGGATCGTAATGAATTGTTAAAAAAGATTGATCAAATTAAAAAATCAGTTAACTCAAATAACCTTCCTAATGTTTACTTGTTGCATGGTGAATTTAGTGATACTGAAATGAATTTGCTTTACAACCACTCTAAAGTAAAAGCAATGATTAATCTAACTAAAGGTGAAGGTTTTGGTCGCCCACTACTCGAATTTAGTTTAAGTAAAAAACCAATCATTGTTTCAGGATGGTCAGGACACGTTGATTTCTTAGATCCAGAATTTACTAACTTCATCCCAGGTAAATTAACTAATGTTCACGATTCAGCAGCTGTACCTAATATGATTTTGAAAGAAAGCCAATGGTTCTCTCCAGATCACGGTCATATAGGACAACTTATGAAAGATGTGTTTGAAAGCTATAAACCATTTAAAGAAAAAGCTAATCGTCAAGCATACAAAAGCCGAACTAATTTTAGTTGGGGTAATATGAAGGAAAAAATTGATGAACTTTTAGTTCAATATGTTCCCGAATTACCTAAAAAAGTAGAACTTAAACTACCTACTTTAAAGAAAATTGAACTCCCTAAAAAACCAGTATAATGGATAATTTAACTACCTGTGATCGTTGTGGTTCAGATGCCTGCTACGTTCAAGAAGTAAACGAGACAGTAAGACTTCATTTTTGTTATGGTTGTGGTTTCCAAGCTAATAACATAATGACTCGTGATAGTGAATTTTTAGCTCAACAAATGGAAGTACTTCCTGAGTTATATAAAGAACTAATGGGTGAAGACGAAAATGGTCTCGTTTGGATTCCCTCAGCTATAAACATTCCTGATAAAGGAATGGTATTTGCTGATGGTACAAATGGTTCAAATTGGGCTTGGGGTGCTGTAAAAGCAACCCTAATGCCCGAAGACGAAAAAGCTAAATTTAAAGCTAAAGGAAAAGAATATGACTATAAAATGGACATGACTACTTTAAGACATTTTCCTGAACGTGAGTTTATAGAAGCTTTAACTTATATTGGTGTATTACCTGAATAAAATTGTTATATGAAAAAAATATGGTACGCCCCCTATAAATTTGAATCTTACGGGGAAGAAGAAATTAAAGCAGTAGAAGAATCACTCCGTTCAGGATGGTTAGGAGGACAAGGTCCTCGTTCTGTTGAATTTGAAGAAAAAATTGCTAAACGCTTTGGTAAAAAGTATGGTGTGTTTGTTAACTCAGGTTCATCAGCTTGTTTGTTAGCAATTGCAGCTTTGAATTTGCCCAAAGGGAGTAAGATCATTACTCCTGCTTGTACTTTTGCTACTACATTAGCTCCTATCCTTCAACTTGGTTACAAACCAGTGTTTGTAGATGTAGGTTTAAATGACTATGTAGCTAATATTGATCAAGTAATAGCAGCTATTACTCCTGAAGTTAAAGCAATTATGTTGCCTAATTTGATTGGTAATAAACCAGATTGGAAGCGCTTGAAGCAAGAAATCAAATTGCTAGGCAGAACCGATATCTACTTAATTGAAGACTCAGCTGACACAATTACAGAAACTCTTGAAACAGATGTTGCTACAACTAGCTTCTATGCTTCACACGTTATTACAGCAGGTGGAGTAGGTGGTATGGTAATGTTTAACGATAAAAAACACGTTACACTTAGCTTACAATACCGTGATTGGGGTCGTTTAGGCGATGACTCGGAAATTATGGATGATCGCTTTAATCACATGGTAGATGGTATTCCTTATGACCATAAATTCCTATACTCAGTTCTAGGATATCATATGAAAGCAAGTGAAATGAATGCTGCTTTTGGTTTAGTTCAACTTCATCGCTTCGAAAAATTTGAACAAATTCGTAGAGCAAATGTTGAGCGTTATATTGAGAATCTTCAAGGTGTAGGTGATTTAATTCTCCCAGATGATTCAATTAAACCCAATTGGTTAGCTATTCCACTCCAAACAGAACGTCGTTTTGAATTGCTTACTTTCTTAGAAAATAACAACATTCAAACTCGAGTCACATTTGCAGGTAACGTTACTCGTCACCCAGCATACCGAGAATTCCTTCAAGATTTTGAAAACGCTGATACTATTATGAAAAATGGCTTCTTGTTAGGTGCACACCACGGAATGACTATTGAAGATGTAGATTACGTTTGTGGTAAAATCAAAGAATTCTTTGCTTAATGAAACCTATAATTCTAGGAAATGGGTTACTAGGTAGTGAGCTAGCCAAAAAGACAGGGTGGGATATTTTATCCCGCTCTGTTGATGGGCTAGATTTAACCAATATTACTACTTGGGGTGATAAACTATTGCCTTATGATACTGTTATCAACTGTATAGCTCATACTAATACTTACGATAATAATAAACAACTTCATTGGGATGTTAATTACAAAGCAGTTTCAGTATTAGCTGATTATTGTAAACTCCATTATAAAAAATTAGTTCATGTATCAACAGATTATGTGTATGCTAATTCATTTAACCCTCAGAATGAAGAAGGAGTACCGGTTCACCAAGCTACCTATTATGCTTATACTAAGTTATTAGCTGACGCTTACATTGAATTAAAATCAGATAATTATTTAATTTTAAGGGGTACTCACAAACCTAATCCCTTCCCTTATGAAGGAGCTTGGGTTAACCATTTAGGTAATTTTGATTATTTAGATGTTATAGCTAAACTGTATATCAAACTGATCAAAAAAGATGCTAAAGGTATTTTTAATGTAGGTACTGAATTTAAAAGCATGCATCGTTTAGCTCAACAAACTAGACCAGATGTTGCTCCTATTTACAATACTGATATTAGAGTACCTTTAAATGTAAGTATGGATGTTACAAAATTAAATGAATTTTTATATGAAGATTAGTTATGCTATTTTAACTCATAATGAGGGAGAATATATTGGTAAATTACTTAATTTTTTAGTTAACAATAAAAGAGCAAAAGACGAAATTGTCATTGTAGATGATCATTCAGATGATTCTTTAACTAAAAAATATTTAGAAGACTATAAACCACACATTAAACTTTACTACAGAACTTTTGATGGTGATCACACCCAAAAGAACTATCTTAATAGTTTATGTACTGGAGACTATATTCTGCAGTTAGATGCTGATGAGTTAGTTAGTAAAGAATTTATTAACATTTTACCTGATTTGCTAGAAGGTAATTCTGAAGTAGATTTATTTATTATGCCTCGAATCAACACAGTAGAAGGATTAACTCAAGAATACATTCAAAAATGGAGATGGAATGTAAACGAACAAGGATGGGTTAACTTCCCAGACTGGCAAATGCGTCTCTATAGAAACTGTGATTGGGTAAAGTGGGATGGTTTACTTCATAGTAAAATTGAAGGGCATAAAACTTACTTACATTTGCCTACTGAAGAATTATTTTGTATATTACACCCAAAACAATTAGATCGACAAATTAGTCAAAATGATTTGTACGATAAAATTGAACAAACCGGAAGAAGTAAGTACAAAGTATGAATTTAGTTTTATCTCCCGCTGGTGATAATTCTCTTCACCCTGAATGGGTAGAAGGCAATCCTAACTTTGATTTAGTACTTCTTTACTATGGAGATAATTTCGAAAAAGCTGGATCTTATTTAAAGGATACTCCTCACGTTTATGCTTCAAAAGGATTTAAATGGTGGTTAATTAAAGCTTTTATTGAAGATAATCTAGAATGGGTTTCTCAATACGAGTACATTTGGTTCCCAGATGATGATTTAAAAATCACTACTGAAGATATAAATAAATTATTTGAGGTAGCTAAAGAGTATGACTTGTATATTGCTCAACCTGCTCTTTTAGGATATGCTTCTCATCAAATAACTTTACCACAAGAAAATTCCTTATTACGTTATACCAACTTTGTTGAAGTAATGGCTCCTATAATGAATTTAGAAACCGCACTTAAACTAAAAGAAACGTTTGACGTAAATTATTCTTCTTGGGGGTTAGATGGATTGTGGCCTCATTTGTTAGGTGATCCTACAGATAAAGTAGCCATAATAGATTCTATTAAAATGATCCATACTAAACCCCCAGGAAATCCAGCTTTATACTCTAAAATCCCTCATTCCCTAGAACATGATGTTCAGCTAGCATATGATAAATTTGCTCCTGGATTTAATGCTCCACACAAAGAATATAATAAAATACCTTTATGAGAAAATACCTTCCAACACTAAGCGAATTAGTTGATCGCTTATCAATTGTGCAACTTAAAGAAGTATTCATCCCTGAACACAAAGCAGAATACGCTCAAGAAATTGCTGATATTGTTCACGATATTCAAGCTCATATTGATGAAAACAAATCTGAGATTACAGCTGAAACTATTCGTGCTATAGTTGTTTTATCACAAATGAATCTTCACATATGGCACAACGAATCTAATTACCGTAAGGGTATTAAAGACGGGAATAATCTCGAATTAACACATGGTCTAAACGGTATCCGTAACACAGCTAAAAATAAAATTCAAGAGGTTGTAGGCGGACGTAAAGATTATAAAATTGATTGTTTAGCAGCCGATTTTAAAGATTGGGAAATTAGTTGGTAATATGAAATACGAATTTAGTAAAACACTACCTGAGGTTGTTATTATTCAACCTGATATTCACTATGATTATAGAGGTGAATACATTGAAACTTGGAATCAAGAACATTATAAAGTATTTGGAGGTGGTAAAATCGAATTTAAGCAAGACGATATCAGCACCTCAGTAAAACATACTTTAAGAGGATTACATGGTGACTTTGAAACCTGGAAATTGGTTCAATGTTTATATGGTTCACTACTCCAGGTAGTAGTAGATATGAGACCAGGTAGTTCAAATTATCTTAAGTACGATATGTTTTCTATTAATGATAAAAATAGGAAGCAAATTTTAGTTCCTCCTGGTTTTGCTAATGGTCATTTAGTAATGAGTGAGTTTGGAATTTTCTCTTACAAACAGTCTACTTTATACCAAGGAGCTAAAGCACAATTTACAGTTAAATGGGATGATCCTAAAGTTAATATTCCTTGGCCTATTAACAATCCTATTTTATCTTCAAGAGATTCACAAGCAAAATACCTATGACTATATTAATTACAGGAGCTGCAGGTTACATTGGATCAGTTCTAATTGATCACCTGTTTGATAAACACGATTCTATGTTTGATAAGATTATCGCTGTAGATAATCTAATGTATAAGCAAACATCTTTAACTCAATACTGTCACCGAGATGGATTTGAGTTTCATAAATTAGATGTTCGTGATTATGATAAAATGCTACCTCTAGTAGAACAAGCTGATGTTATTATTCCTTTAGCTTGCATTGTAGGTATGCCTGCTTGTAAAAAATATCCTGAACTAACAGTAGCAACGAATCAGGAAGCTGTTCAATGGTTAACTAAAGTAACTCGTTCAGACCAAAAAATCATTTTCCCAACTACAAATAGTGGTTACGGAATAGGTCAAGATGGCATTTACTGCACCGAAGAGACTCCACTTACCCCCATCTCCCTCTACGGTGTTACCAAAGTAGAAGCCGAGAAAGCTTTGTTAGCTAGTGGCAATGCAGTTACCTTGAGACTTGCTACTGTGTTCGGGATGTCCCCTCGTATGCGTTTGGATTTGTTAGTAAATGATTTTACTTACAAAGCATACAAAGACAAATACATTGTATTATTTGAATCTCATTTCAAACGTAATTTTATTCATATTAGAGACATTGCCTATACTTTTGTGTTTGCAATTAAAAACTTTGAAATGATGAAAGGTCAAGCGTACAATGTAGGATTATCTTCAGCTAACATTAGTAAAAAAGAATTATGTGAATCTATTAAAACATTTATTCCTGATTTTTATATAGCTGAAAGTGAAATCAACGAAGATCCAGACAAACGAAATTACGTTGTAAGCAATGAAAAGTTAGAATCTTTAGGTTGGTACCCTAAATTTACATTAGAAGAAGGTATTAGCGAATTGCTTAAAGCATATCCTATAATTGAAAATTCAAATAACAATTTTACAAATTTATAATTATGACTGAATCAGTTCAATACCTTTTTGGAAGGTGTATTAATTTTACCCTTTCAGAAACACCTAGAGATAGTGACTGGCATTTAATGACTCTATTTTCTTTGGTACTTCAAAATAAGAGTAAAAATATCCTTGAATTGGGGGTACGTTATGGAGACACTACAGAACCTATGATTGCAGCAGCTTCATTGGTTGGGGGTAAAATTACCTGTGTAGACATTGAACAAACACTTTGGAACTGTCCTGAGGATCTACAAGACATCTACACATTTGTAAAATCAGATGCTATTAAGTTTTTAGAAGAAGCAGTAGCAAGAAAAGAATACTACGATTTTATTTACATTGATGATTGGCACACTTACCCTCACGTTAAACGAGAACTAGAATTAGTTGATCAACTATCAGATGAAAAAACTATCATTGTACTTCATGATTTGATGGGTAGTAATTGTGCTCCTAACTATTATAACCCAATTACAGCTAAAGGTACCGAATGGGATGCAGGTGGTCCTTTTAGAGCAGTAGATGAATTAGATAAAACCAAATGGGAATGGATGACAATCCCAGTTAACAATGGTTTGACTTTACTTAGAAAGCGTTCTAAAGTAATGGATTTCTAATGAATATTGTAGTTACAGGAGCAAGTGGTTTTGTAGGTAGACATTTAATACCTGCATTAGAGGAACAAGGGCATAAAGTTTATGCTCTTGATTCTTCTAATTTTACTGATATATGGGTTTTAGATAAAATAGACTACATTATCCATTTAGCCGTTAAAACAGCAGCTGGGGGGTATTGTCAAATTCATCAAGGTGAACAATATTTAATTAATAGTGCTATTAATAGTGATATGTTATCTTGTTGGAAGCAAATGTACCCTAATGCTAAAATGGTAACATTTGGTTCTTCTTGTGGGTATGATAAAAATGTAATCAAATCCGAAGATAATTATCTTAAGGGCGAACCCGAACCCGGTTATGAAGTTTACGGAACCATAAAACGTAGTTTACTTATTGGTTTAAAAGCACTCAAACAAGAATACGGGATGGAATATAGTTATTTAATCCCATCTGTATTTTATGGCCCAGAGTATGATTTGCACGATAAGCATTTTATTTTTGACTTGATTAGAAAAATTATAAATGCTAAAAACGGAGGTGATAAAGTAGTACTTTGGGGAACTGGAGAACAAACTCGTGAATTAATTTATATCAAAGACGCAGTTAACATTATTATTGAAGCTTTAACTTGGAATAAAGAAATAGTTAACTTATCTTCAGGTCAAGAATATTCTATAAGGGAATATGCTGAACTGATTTGTGATATTGTAAATTATGATTTTAATTTAATTGAGTGGGATACAACAGCTTTTGTAGGTTCACCTAATAAAAAGCTAATTAATACTCATTTGCAAGATTTTAAATTTACCCCACTAGCTGAGGGACTTATTGAAACAATAAAATATTATGAAAACAAAATGTTTTCTTAATGATAGTTATAAAGATTCATATATGTATAATAAAAACATAATATGAAAGGATATATCTATAAAATTATAAACCCTAGTGGAAAAATATATATTGGTCAAACAACTGATTTAAAACGAAGACATAAAGAATATGAACGTCTTTATATAAATAAAAGTCAATCCAAAATATACAATTCTATAAAAAAATATGGTTGGGATAAACATATATTAGAAGTATTAGAAGAATGTCTTTTAGAAAATATAAATTTAAGAGAAGAATATTATATTAACCTTTACAATTCAGTTGATGAAGGTTTAAATATATGTCACTCAGGTCAAGCTATAGCAAGAGGAAGAGTTAAGGATACAGAATGGAGAAAAAAAATAGGTGAAAGCCATAAAGGATTAAAACATAGTGATGAAACAAAAAAACTTATGAGCATATCCAATACGGGAAAAAATAAAGGAAGAAAAATAACTTGGGAAAATAAAATAAGTAAAAGTAAAAAAGGTAAACCTCAATCTGAATCTCATAAAAATAATAGAGCAAATAGTAAAAAAAGATCTGTTTTAAGAACAAATATTACAAATAAAGAAATCATTAAATTTGATAGTGTTATAGAAGCTGCTAATAGTATAGGATTAAAAAGAGGAACTATTGTTAGTGAGTGCTGCAAAAGTAAAAGACAAAATTATAAAAATTATGAATTTACATACGCCTAAAATAGGAGCTGTAGTTGTTTGCCGAAATGATAACTACAAAGATTTTGAAAGAGGTCTTATCCATTTTAAATCAATGTTAGCAGCTTTTGATGAGGTGACTTACGTTGATTGGAATTCTCCTGAAGGATCATTTTTATGGGAAATACAAGATGAATTACCTAAAACTGGTAAACTAAAACATTTTGTAATTCCACCCGAAATTGTATCTCAAATTATTGAAGATCCAAAAGCTCAACAATGTAATGAGACTATAAGCCGAAATATTGGGATTCGTAGAAGTGAAGCAGATTGGGTTGTTTCTACTAATATTGATATTATCGCTCCTAAAAGAGAAGATATGCTTAATTTAGTTAAGCAATTAGATAAAAATACATTTTATACAATCTCCAGACGTGAAGCACCTAAAGATATAGTGTATAAACACGGTCATAAAAATTGGGAAGCTCTTCAAGAGGAACTATATAATACAATCCCTGAAAGACATTTTCCAGCAATGGTTTGTCCAAATGACAAGTACAGTTTAATTAACTGCTGTGGAGATTTTCAAATGGCTCATAGAGATGTTTGGCACGAAATCAAAGGATTTGAAGAAGAAATGTTGTATGCCTGTTTTGCTGACACTAACGTTCAGAAAAAAGCAGTATTAAATGGGTATGATTTGAAAGACATTTACAATCCACCTCTATTTCACATTGAACACGGAGCATACTTTACTAAAGAAGATGGGACTCGCGTTTCAGACCCTGAGCACAAAGGTGCTTACACAGGTGATACTAAAGCTTACAATAATGTATGGAATTACGTTGAGTATTTTACTCAAACCAAAAACGAAGATAGTTGGGGACTAGGTCCAATTGAAATTGAATTTGAAAGAATCTAATGAATATTTTAGTTATAGGAGAATCTTGTACTGATAAATTTATCTACGGTGAAGTAAATCGCTTATCACCTGAAGCACCTGTACCTGTATTTTCCCCAATTGAAACTACTCAAAACCCAGGTATGGCTGGTAATGTGGTAGCTAATTTAAAGGCATTAGAAGTTAATTCTAAATTAATTCATCTAGCACAAGAAGAAAGCATCTACAAAACACGTTATGTTGATATAAAAACTAACCATATGTTTATAAGAGTAGATGAAGGAGAAAATAATGTTACTCCTTTTAGATGGACTCCACTTATGGACATTCATTTAGGTCAAGCTGATATTGTTGTGGTAAGTGATTATAATAAAGGATTTTTAAATAGCTCTCACTTACAAACTATAGCTAAAAAATCTAAATTATCTATTTTAGATAGCAAAAGAAGATTAGATAGTAACATTATTAAAGATTTTACCTTTGTAAAACTTAACGAATCAGAACACAAAAACAACCCAGATTTATCTCATCCTGGGTTAATTATAACTTTAGGTTCTAGAGGAGCATGGTATAAAGGTAAAGTAATCCCCCAATCTAACCCTCAACAAACTATAGATGTTTCAGGAGCTGGAGATACATTTGTAGCTGCTTTTATCTTAAATTATTTCAAATCCAAAAATATAGAAGATGCTATCGTACAAGCTAATATAGCTTCCGGTAAAGTAGTTACAAAACGTGGAGTAGTAACTCCTTGATCTTATATTTATTTCCATGGAACAGAAATTTAAGTTAGAGTTTCCACTTGATCTAGAAATCAAGTACGATGACCCCCAAGAACTATTTGAGTTGGCTTCTAAAGAAGAATTTGTTACATTCATGTTCAAGAATGCAATAGCGGCCATTAAGCAGGCTATTCGTAAAAATAAAAGTGAATGTGTAATTTATAGTATACAAAATTATAATGTAACAGTAGCAATTAAAAAAGAACACTATAAAACGTTCCTAAATAAAGCTATTAGACACTACGAAAAATTAGAAGATT